TGATCCGCCGTTGCCACCACTTCCTCCTGCGGAGCCGCCATTACCAACAGTGACAGATACAGAAGAGACGGCAGAAACATCAATAACTTCTATGGCTGTTCCGCCACCGCCACCGCCACCGCCGCCTCGGCCTAATGTCGCAGTACAGCCGCCAGACCCGCCACCGCCGCCAATAACGGTAACCTTTATCAAATTGATTCCAGAAGGTTTTGTCCACGTTCCGTTGGCTGTAAACACCTGCACAGATTTGAGGCCAAACGATACACCAGAGGCAAGATCAGCCGCAGTGACCACCCCATCCTGTACAAGCGATACGCCTGTTGTTCCGTTTAATTCAAGTGCCATCTTAAACCACCACCCATCTTGATCCTGTTGGTACTGTGACTGTGTAGCCTGTATCAATCGTGATCGGCCCTGCACTTACCATGTTGTTACCTGAAGTTATTGTGTAGTTTTCTGCTACTGTAACCTGATTCTCCCATCCGACGACAGCCGTGTTACCACCTGCTGTACCCGGTTCAAACGATGATGTACCTGAGTTGTACACGATGGTTTGACCATCAGCAATACCAGAGGTTGATACGTCTGTGAGGTCACCTAGGTTGGCTACAGTAGAGACTGTGTTGTTTTCCCATTCACCAGAGGTGCTGTTGTACACCAGAGCTTCACCGTTAGCAGGTGTAGTGATGGTTACGTCTGAGAGGCTGTCAAGATCACCAATGCCGTCTGCAATGGCTTGAGCATCTGCTACAGCGTCTGCACCAACTTCTTCCCACGCAGAGCCGTTATAGACCTTCATCGTTCCGTCAGTGGTGTTGAAGTAAAGAGCACCTGTAATGAGTGCATCGCCATCGTTGTCGAGTGCAGGATCAGATGCCTTAGCACCTAAGTAACGATCATCAAAGCTGTCGTAGCTTGCCGCCGCATTAGCTTCACTTGTGCTTGCATTAGAGGCTGACGTAGCCGCCGCAGTTGCGCTGTTACTCGCTGATGTTGCGGAGCTACTAGCCGCTGATGCTGAAGTGCTTGCATCGCTTGCAGAGGTAGATGCGTTGCTTGCAGAGGTAGCGGAATTAGTTTCTGATGTGCTTGCGTTGCTTGCTGATGTAGAAGCCGCTGAAGCACTATTGGCCGCATCGGTAGCACTTGAAGCCGCCGCCGCCGCTGATGTAGCCGCATCAGTTGCAGAGCCTAGAATAGAGTCTACATAGCCCTTGCGTGTCAGTGTGTCGTCTGTGGCAGGTGTAGCAGTGCTAGTGATCTTGTTAGCACCAAGTGTAATGTCACCTGTCATTGTGCCACCGGCTAGCGGTAGCTTGGTAGCAATAGAATTAGTAATGGTAGTAGCAAAGTTAGCATCGTCATTGATAGCCGCCGCTAGCTCATTGAGTGTATCAAGAGCACCCGGTGCAGAGTCGATGACGTTGGCTACGGCAGTGTCTACATAGCCCTTAGAAGCCGCATCAGTGGAATTAGAAGGTGTTGCTACTGTTAGTGTACCTGCGACACTAAAGTTGCCTGTAACGCTACCAGAGGCGATTGTAGCCGCACCTGATGTCGATACAGTAGAAAGAGTTGTATTGCCTGTAACGCCTAGCGTACCACCAACAGTGGTGTTATTCGTTACAGCTAAAGAAGTAGGGGCAGTACCGATCTCAACGATAGTACCTGAGTTGTTTGTAAAGAGTCGCTTGTCAACAGTGTTAATGGCAAGTTCGCCAGTAGACAAGTCGCCTGTGGTAGGTACGGCTCCAGTAGTGGTGGAGCGTTTAATGAGGATGTCTGTAGCCATCTTCCATTCCTGTTTTGGTAGGGAACAATGAGAAGGTAAAACCCCTCCGTAGAGGGGCTACCAGAAGGATACTATTAGCCCGGAAGTGCTAACAAGAATCCAGTTTCAGGACGCAGTACCTGTACACCGTACAAAGTGTCTGCTGTCATGAGGTCAGCAAGGTACTCTTGCTTGTACTGAGTCTGAGTACGAACATTCATCTGCTCTGCTAAGACCATAGTGTCACGGTGTGCCAAGATAGCACCACGAGTGTCGTTGACAGAAGTAGTAGATGTGTTCTGAACCGCAGTCTCAATGACAGGTACGTTAGAAGAAACGTATACGTCAACACCGTACAATGATCCAATCTGACCGTTGTTTACGCCACCAGTGGTAACGAAGTCAGAAGAGTTGTAGCGGTCAATGCCCAAGATGTCACGACGAGCCGATGGAGGAATGACGATGAAACGTCCGTCCATTGGTGTGTCTGCATCGTCCATCAACTTAATCAATTGACGGAAAGCAAGGTCAGTAAACACGTCAGTGTCTTCCATTGTGTCGTCTGCGTAGGTAGCAATACCTGATGTAGAGTTCACATAGTAAGCGTTTGAGTGTTCCCAGTTTGCAGGATCAGTTGGGTCTGTTGCAGTACCGTCACCAAAACGCAGACCAAGGTTGTACAGGTCATTGTCAAGTTGAAGGGCCAATGCATAACCTGCATCGTCTGTGTAGAAGCGACGCATTGAGTCAAGAGCCTGAACGTCCACGATGTCTTCAATCATGCGTGAATATTCAAAGTGCTTGTCAATTGCAATCTGTACTTCTGATTCTGTGTCAGCTTGAATAGTGACAGCAGTGTTTGCCGCCTTAGCTGTTGCAGAGCCACGAGTAGGCTTAGGAATATGAAGAGTGTCGCCCTTCTTTCCAACCATTGACATCTTGTTGACGAGGTTCGCCAATACAAGGTTCTTTTTGTAAGCCGCAATGATCTCGTCAGACCAGAGTTCTGGAATGAACGTAGCCGCATTGGTGCTGTTTACGATGGAGGTACTGCCTCCGGGATATGCTACTTTAGCCATGATAGTTCCTTAATGTTACCTGACCCGACCTTCTGCATAAGCGGTTCTAATTTCTTCCGCTAGTTGCATATAGCGGTCTGGGTCTTTTTGCATGAGTTTAATGATGTCAGCTCGACGGTAGAGTTTTCGACTAGGAGCTTCAGCGGAACCTTTAGTATCGCCTGTAGAGGCTTTCTTAACAGATTCTTTACGGGCTTTGGTTTCTGACTTGGCTGTGTCGCTTACGACAGTCTGTCGTTCTTTCCACAGGGTCAAAAGCTCATCAGCACTATCAAAGTCATAACTTTGGTCTGCACGTCTCAGAAGTTCTGTACGTACTTTTGATTTTGTTACCCAATCAATAAAACCTTGGTCTTGAATGATTGTTTTAAAATCAGGGTGTGCTGATTGAAGCCTTGCTAATGCTTCTTGTTGTTTAAGTTGCTTACTAACAGTTTCAGCTTCTTTAATTTTCGGATGATTTGCAATTGCATACTCGACCGCTCGTTGAGGGTCAGTATAGAAATCAACCTCATCTACAGTATCACTGTCGTGGGCTTGTTGTTGTGAAACGAGTTGTGTGGAGATAAAATCATCAACGATCTTTCGTAGTTCACCAACCTCAGAGCTTTGTCGTCCCATCGCCTTTTCGGCTTCTTGATGCATACGAACAATGTCTTTAATGTCTTTGCCCTGATATTTCTCAGGGAGGTCATCTTCAGACTTCTCAGGTTCTTCTACAGTTTCTTCTTCACCTTCTTCAGGTAAATCTGAAACTTCTTCGTCAAGGATTTCTTCTTCCCGCTCGTCTATAAATTTTGCCATTCATTACTCCGTGCCGTAGCATTATGGAAGTGATTATTTTCTAGCGGCTCTCTCATGATCCCTAGCCCACTTATCATCAGCATCGGGCCATCCGATTCCTTTGAAATGTGAGGATACACTTGAGATTATCCGCTGTGCTGTGTCGCCACATTCAGGACAAGTTGCGTAAACATCGTTAGAGTCTACCCACTGTTCTTCTATGTGTTGACAATTCGTACATTTAAAGTCAAACCGCTTAATCATCATTAGACTCCAAGAGTTCATCATGAGTTCTGCGGATGCTATCTTCAAAGTACAGAATTTGTTTTAGAACTTTAAGTTGACCTTGGATTGACGCAAGATCAACTTCATCTTTAATATCTTCAATACGAAAGGTATCTGAAATATCCTCAAGGTCTTCTACAAATTGTTTCCAACCTGCTGTAGAGAACATATCAAAGTAGTTATCATATTGTCGTTGTAGTTCTTGATCCAAAAGATTCTCCCTTGTGGGTCTTTCGTTTATATAAAACTATTATACCATAGTTTTTTTCAATTGTCAAGCAGTTTCTGTTGACTTTTTACTGGTTACCTGCTTGGGCGTTCTGGAGGGCTTGGAGAGCTCTTGCTCTAGTTTGTTGATCTTCTCCTCCAGTCGGTCGAACTTCTGGTTGATTTGCCCCAACAGGCTGTTCCATTCGGTCTTGGTTAGCATTTGTCACTCCTCGTGATGCTTGATTGTTTAGTGCTTGTTCTTTGAGATAGAGCTCTGCAACCTTGGCTCGCTTCTCAAATTCTTTATCATCAGCGTCCCCTGCTTTAAGATTAGTCGACAAAGCCTTAATACGATCAGTCTCTGCGTCAAATCTCTCAATTGGGATCTCCGCTAAAATCTTCTGGGCACGGGCGTTGCTTTCTGCCGCCTGAGCATTGAAGGCATTAACTTGAGCTTGAAGCTGTGCTTGTTGTGCTTGTGCCTGTGCTTGTGCCGCTTGTTGAGCTTGTGGGTTAGGCTCAGCAGACTTACGCAAAGATTGAATCAGTTCTTCACGGTTACTGATGTTCATGTGGTCAATGATTGCCTCAAGAAGCTGAGGATACATTGGAGACTGCTTATCCATTGTCTGTAGTAACTGTACAAGCTGTGTTACTTCATATTCACGGGCAATAATACCTAGTGATGAAGTTGGGACAAACTTATAATCAGAGACGGGATAAATCTCAGGAGCAAACTGCATATAACGCCATGCAGACTTCTCAATCATAGGAATCAAAAAGGACTCTTGGAAGTTAATCAATGTACGCTTGTGACGCTTAATGATCGCACCTAAGCCCATTGAGATACCTGCGGCAGTGCTTTCGCTGTTAATTGATCCCGGGATACCTGCGGCATCAATAGCACCAGTCGCTTGCTGTACCATCGTCATCAAATCTTTAGCCTGTGCAAATGATACTTGGTCTAACTGACCAAACTTGAAGGGCTGTAGGATTTCTGCGGGGTTACCGTTGGTTAAGATAGCTTTACCGGGACGTACTTCAAACTTAGAGCCCCGTGGCAAGCGTGAAGCGTCTACGGCAAGCATAGGGTGCACTGTGAGTGCTAAAGCGTCAATACGAGCACGTAACTCAGTGTCAAGAGCTTTCTGGCTATTGTAACCTTTCTCACAGATACCACGGCCCCAGAAGCGACCGGGGACAACATCCCAAGGGAACGCTACAATGGGACGATCTTGCATCATGTAGGGGTTCTCTTCAATCTTAAGAAGAGTGCCGCCATTAGCAATGACAGCAACGACCTCAACATATTCTTGACCGTGAGTTGATTCTTCTTCGTCTTTTTCAACTAAATCTGAAACATCAACATCGTCATCGTACTCTTCTTTAATCGCCTCTTCGTATAGATCTCGTGGGATTAAACCATAATACTTTGTCAAGCGAATCTTGTCATCATTATAAATTGTTAGTTCTTGATCAGGCTCAAGGTCAAGTTCATCAAAAGTTGTTGAAACCTCAACATCTCGATAAATGCCTTTGTTAATCATCATGTCGACTTGGTGCTTAGGTACAAACTCGTCAATGGCAACACCAAGAGCATCTTCTACCGTTGTAGCCACAGGATCAATTAAGAAGTTCTGTGGGAGCACTGGCTTTACTTTAACGACAAACCGGTCACGTTTCTCAACGCCGACAGCAGTCATTGCTCCGTCCATGACAGGACGAGTTGCAGGAGCGGCCTCAATTTGTTCGTCAAGCACTAGCTCAGCAACACCTGTACCAAACACGGCGGCATTAAGAATTGCCTCAGCAACCTGCTTCCGAACTTTTGTTTTGGCAAAGTCTTCTTGTAATTGTTTTTTAAGCATGGAAATATCACCACGCTCTTGGTCTTGTAGGTCATCTTTAATGTCGAAGAACGACCCACGACCAAAGGTTGCTTCTTCAACCTCAGCAACAGAAGATTCTACGGCTTGCTGAAGAGCAGGGGCAATTAATCGGGAGCGTTCTGACTGACGTAAGGTGTCTTCAGAGGCCCAGATGCCACGCCAAAGGCGATAATACTCATCAAACTTCTCACGATAGTTTGAGTCGTAGTGGTCACGCCATTGATCGCACTTTGACATGATCCACCCTTCGGCGTTGTTCTGCTCATTTACGTAATCGTCATATTCCATATCAGTATCCTGCTACTGGGTCTAAAATGTCTAACTCTTCTTGTTCAAACTCTGCGTAGTAGCTGACGTTCGCAATTTGGTCAATATACGCTAAAGCATCCACAAGATCATCATGGACTAAGGCATTAGGGAATTGAAACAGTTCGTCCATAAATTCACTGTTCCATTCTCCTGTATTGAGGGTAATCTGTCCGTGCTCAAAACGTCCTTGAAGCGACCAAACAACCCTATCAGTTTTCTTTTTGTTGCCGTGTGTAAGCTCTTCCACCCTGAAAAACCGTTGACCGGATTTCATTAAGTCCGTAAGATACGGAAGTACCGCATTTTTGAGTGCACCCTTCTCGATGCCGACTGATACTGGCTGATAATACTCGACAGCGTCGAATATCTTCTTTGCTGTCTTCTTGATATCCCATCGACCATGTACAATATCCGCTACCCACCATCCGTGCTCACTTACCTTAACAATCGCAATAGCTGTTTGGTCAAGTTTTTTAGCCTTGGACTTACTTGCGCTTTCCACATCAGCAAAACCCGCAAGGTCGACTGCAATATAATAATCCCCAACGTCAGGCTCTTCATCATCAAACTGTAGCCAATCTTCTTTAAAGATTTCACTACCTGATGCTTCAAACGATGCCAGAAACTCCTGTCGGAAGGCGTATGACGACATGGACTTTTTAGCTGTATCAATTTCGTCTGGGTCGAGAAGTGGATTGTCATAAGACGTAAAATGCCACGCCTTATAACTATCATCATCTTCTAACTCCGCATACTTGTACAATTCATAGAAGTGGTTTCGGCCCATTGGCGTACCAATGAACATTGCTTCACCCTTTTGGTCAGCTAGAGCAGGACGTAGGATTTGTTCCCAAACAGAGGGTTTCATATCCGCATATTCGTCCATTACTAGGAACTTAAGGGAGACACCACGCATGGTCTCTGGTCTGTCAGCACCTTTTAAGGAGATCGTACAGCCGTTAATTAGAGTGATCTGTAGGTTGTTAATGTGGGAGCTCTTGATGACTGGGTGCCCAAGTTCAAGCAAGGTTGTCCACATGATGTCCCTAGCTTGCCCTTGAGTGGGTGCAACGTAGAATACTTGACCTTTCTCAGTCTGCAAGGCATTAATAATAAGTAACCAAGCCGCTAGTCTGGACTTCCCAGTACGCCGACCTGCGGCAACAATCTTAAATCTGGTCTTGTCGCCAAAGACATCCTGTTGCCACGGAAGAAGCTCGACATTGAGTTCTGTTGACATTAAGTCTTAGCGTCCTTCATGATGTCGACAAGTTCTTTGCTACGACGGCCTACCTGAGTGTACCACTTAGAATCAATCATCTCATTAGCGGCCATTAGGTAGTTGCCTTCGTTGACGTAACGTAGCATATTTTGAAACTTACTAAGGCGGTTACGACCAAGGTTAAACGCCATGTTGACTAAGACACGCTGTGCGTCTGGAGCTTGCCCTGCAAAGTTTAAGACAAGAGCACAGGCATCCGTATAAGCAACATCACAGTCCTTACGGAAGACATCAAGGATTCTTTCGTCAGTCACAGGTGTGCCGACAGGCCAAGTGTGCTCCATGTCTTCTTCAGTAACCATATGTCCGATTCCAAAGGTAGGGTATCCTTCAGAACACAAATAGATCTCAGTGACGTAACCTTCGTGACGAACTAAGTCTTCTTTAACAATCTCTATTAGTTCATCCTTCGTCATCAATCACCTCTGCATCTATAATATCGTTCTCAGTAACCTTGGCATCACCAATGCCGCTAATGGTAATCGACACTGAAGGACGACTACCACCTTCTTTATCTTTTTCAAAATAAGACACTGGTAACATTCTGTCCATTAAGAGCTTCCAAGCCGCCGCTTGGTTTTTATGGTCATCATTCAGTGCCGCATCAAGAATACTATCCAAGACCTTACGAGACTTAGGTGAAGCCAACATACGAGCCTTATACTCGTTAATGATGGCCGCATCGCCTTTAGGGCGACCAACCTTACCCCTACCTCCTGCCCTTTTAGACTGAACTAGGTTCTTTTTTGGTCGTCCAGTGGTCTTAACCTCTGGTTGGTCTTCTTGATCCGACATAAGTATTCTCCTAATTGGTACTTAAGTGTCACACGAGTGTACTGAATGGTATAAACAACAAGACTAAAAAGAAGACTACTAAACAAGAAACTTCATTCTGTCTCGTTATTACTTAAGATAGGAATATTATAGCATAGAAATTACTAAATGTCAATACCTAATAGGAAAATAACTTAATAATCCCGCTTAGGTGTGCTTATGATTCTATTGTACCCGCCCCTGTACCTTTTGTCAACCCCTTGACACCTCTTTTTACCATTAATTTTACTTATGAATACCTAAGTATATCATAAAGATACACTATTATAACACATAAGTGGTACTTTTGTGCAACTTTATTGCATTTAAGTGGTTTTTTAGGGTTTCTAAAGTGGGCTTTTGTTGTGCCTGAGCGGGTACACTCAAGTTACAACAAATGTAATCTCCCCTCCCCGGGGTCACTTGGGGGTACCCTTAGGCCACTAATGATTAGCATATGAAACATTAGCACACTAAAGATTAACCTGCGAAACATTAGCACACTAAAGATTAACCTGCGAAACATTAGCACACTAAAGATTAACCTGAGGGGTTGACAGGCGGGATTAGGTGTGCATCGGGAGTTCCCAAGTGGTGCATGTGTGTGCCTGAGTAGGTACCTCAGGAGCCACCCAAGCACCACCCAAGCAACACTATCAACAACACAAGAACCGATAGATAAATACAATTAGGTCAGGGTTGACCACATGAATATAATGACCACCACACACACAGGAGAACACACATGAAAACAAAGAAGATCACAGCACGTATCAGCGTTCACTATGTCGAGCACCATGATGAATATGAGGTGCGGGTTAAAGGGTTGCCAGATGCGACCTACCACACAGACGACAAACAGGACGCATTAGACACAGCAAAGCACATGGCAACACTGCCTGTTAATCAGTGAGGAGAACACACATGAACACAGTGACTAAAGAACAGGCAGAACGCCTAGCAACAGACTACAGAGCCTTCAGTGAGGCAGTCAGCCTAGACAGTGATCTGTCAATATCTGTCTGGGGCAAGATGCTACTGAAGACTCAGAGAGAATTAGGTATTGAGATGCACAGCGAGAAGCTGTTAGAATCCATGATCCGGTCAGCAGATCGGAAACTAAACCAACAGGAGGCGGCATAAGCCGTCTCTGACACAGAGGAGAAACTACCGTGAGAAAAATTGAGAAAGAAATGAACTACGCAATTGCACAAGGTCGCAACTGGTCATCAGCTAACACAATGGTCAGAGTAGATCCAGAGACTAGACTACGTAATGTCTACCTGCACGGACACCACATCGCCACAGTAGATGTACACACGTCTGGTTGGGGTTGGTCTGGTCACGTCAAGCCAAATCTAGAAACGCTCAGTAACTGGCCGACGAATACGACTAAGAGTCGCCTGAGGGCCCTTGGGGTTGATGTCTACACACGCAACCACACCACATACGTTGACGGAGTGCCAGTATTATGAAGACGATGAACACAGCACGATTTGAGGTTGGTATTCACGACGACCGCAAGCACGGTTGGTTCGAGCATCATGAGCATGGTGACGAGTACGGCGGTGGTCTCTGGTTTGATAGTGGCGTAGTGGTTGACTACGACGGGATCTCAGGGTATCTTCCGGCTGAAATCCTTGAGGCTCTAGAGGCTGAGGGATTCAACGTGGACGACATGAGACCAGAGGAGGATTGACCATGATCTACCAATACCAACACCAAGGCGACACGTTATACATCAGCGTCACAGAGTTTGAGAGCCTAGGTGCTCTCGACACTGACGAGCATTTTTTCGTGATTGACTACCAAATCCCACACTGGGTAGACTCTCAAGGCTCAATATGGCAGGGCCAATATCCACACATGACAGCATCGCTTGACGATGCGATAAGGGATCATGTAGCCCATGAGCACTACACTAGAACGACTGACGAGGAGACTGTATGACAGACCATGAGAGCCAATACGACCCACAGCTTGAGTGGGTCATTGAGGAGGTGATCCATGCGATCACCAACAAGCAATGCACGGAAGCTGTCTGGTATGAGGTCTATGAGAACATTTACCAGACGACAGCCGATGATGGTTGGGACGAATACCAACTGCAACAGCGGTTGGAGGCTGAGGGCGAGGCACGATACGAACAGGAGCGACAGGGTGAATAAAGTACCGCCAGTAGAGCGTGACCTATTGACTGGAGGGCTGACCTTTGAGTCAGCTAGTCGATGGTGTAAATTCCTCTCTGAGGAGTTCGACTGGCAGGGTAATAGGTCGCTATCAGAATATTACAAACGGCGAGCACAGGAGCTCTCAAGGGCTCCTACGGGCTCTTTACACGACAGAAGGCTTGAGGAGGCCATTAAAGCATGGAAAAAATAGGTTTTAACGAGTGGGCTTTCGTCTTGCTGATGGCGTTCAGTGTTAGCGTACTGGTCGCAGGGTTCTTAGGGTGGTTGTTAGTCGAACGTGACGGGGCACCGTTTAAAAGAAAAGACGATTAATGGAGTGCCTAGAGAAACAACAAGGCGACCTAGTGTCAGGTTGGGCCGTAGGGTTTGCCCTCTTGACAGGTCTAGTTGCCGTGATATTATCGGTAGTCGTTTTTGACTACTTACAGACAGAAATTAAAAACATGATGGAGAATTGACATGAGATGCAGAGCTTGTGATTGCGAATTGACAGACATTGAGTCGACACGAAAGGACTCGACGACAGGAGAGTTTTTAGACCTCTGTGGTGGCTGTCTTTCAGTCATGCGACAATCTCAGTTTGAGGACGACTTGAAAATTAATGAGTTCGTCCCTATTGTAAGTGATGAAGAAACGTGGTAGGATACTTATGTATTACTTAAGCAAGCCTAGGAAACACCTTAGGACTAATATTAAAAAAACTAATATGAAACAACGTAAGATATCTAAGGTAGAACTTAAGGAGTACCTAAGATATCTTAAGGAGATCGAAATATGTTGAATGATGTCTCAACAGCAATTATACTGTTAGAATTACGGAACAGAGTCTTTGACCAGATTGAAGACCCTGAACCGCAATACGACGCTTTGTTGTCAAACCTGTCAGGAAAGCGTATACTAGAGCTAGGGGCTGTCTTACAGGACACCCCAATCACAACACCTGCACCTAAGGAGGTCAGATAATGTCTGTAATCAATGGAACTGTCGCATTTGCGAACCTTACAGAGCACGAAGTGTTCAACGGCCAGTCAACTGGGAAATATTCTGTTGTCGTCTCACTTGACGATGACGAGGCCAAGAAGCTAGAGGCTGAAGGGGTCAAGATCCGCACATACAAGGATCAACCACAGCGTAAGTTCACCACGAAGTTTGAGGACTTCACCATCATCGACAACGAAGGCGAGCCCGTATCTAAGAGCTCAGTCCGTTGGGGCGATAAGGTGCGTATTAAGTACAACCTTGGAGCACCTCACCCTGTCCACGGTTGCACTCCGTATATGCAAGCAATCCGTGTGGTCGAGAAAGGAGAGCATGAAGTTGAGGACGATGGAGAGTTCTGAGTTCCTCGGCCATCAAGGGTGTAACAAGTGCGGGAGCAGTGATGCTCTCGCCACTTACTCAGATGGTCATGGGTATTGTTTTAACTGCCTAACCCATTTCAAGGAGGTCGACGGAGTGGAAGCTGTGGAAAGTAATGTTATCAGCTACAATAAGCCTGTCGAAATGTACGGAACACCAATGGCAATCACAGCACGGAGGATATCTCTCGACACTGCGAAACGCTACGGTGTAACGTCAGACGATACAAAGCAGTATTACCCGTACTATGATAAGGACGGTAAGCTGATTGGCTCTAAGGTTCGCACAGTCGAAACCAAGGAGTTCAGCACTCGTGGCGATATGCGTCACAACGTGCTGTTCGGTCAGCAATTGTTCAAGTCAGGCGGTAAGTATGTGACTGTCGTCGAAGGTGAACTAGATGCACTGGCCGCTTATGAGATGCTAGGGTCACGCTATGCTGTGGTCTCAGTGTCCAAAGGTGCCGGTGGTGCAGTCAAGGACTTCAAGCAGAACCTAGAGTGGCTTGAGGGCTTTGAGAATGTCGTCATCTGTTTTGACAACGATGCCGCCGGTAAGGAAGCCGCAGAGAAGTGCGCTCAGATACTCAGCCCTAACAAGGCCAAGATCGTCTCTCTGGGAGCCTTTAAGGATGCCTCAGACTATCTCAAGGAGAATAAGGTCAGGCAGTTTACTGCTGAATGGTGGGAAGCTAAATCCTACCGCATGACCGGGGTAATTACCCTTGAGGATGCTTGGGGTGACTTCATCAAGCGTGGCACAGAGGAGGTCATTCCCTTCCCTGAGTCATTCGGTATGCTTAACTCCATGCTGAACGGAGGCATTGCCGCAGGAGAGATCACCGTCATCGGTGCACTCACGTCTGTTGGTAAGACCACTATGGTCAACGAGATCGCCTATCACTTCTGGAAGAACACCAACAAGAAGATTGGCTGTGCGTTCCTAGAAGCATCTAATGGTGAAGCTGTCGAGAGTCTCTTGACGGTGCAGACCGGACACAATCTGTCCCTTGAAGATCGCAAGAATATCGACTACGACAGTCTGCGTTCAGAAATCATCACTGACGGTCGTATCCTACTACTCGACCACAGTGGTGCTGTCGATGCTGATGAGTTGTTCTTGAAGCTCCGTGCGATGGTCAAGGGGAGTGGCTGTGATGTCATTATCATCGACCCACTGCAAGCGGCTGTCATGAGTAACGACAACGGCACGATTGATGAGTTCATGGATCGGTTGCTCAAGCTCGCTAAAGAGACTGACGTATCTATTATCGTCGTAAGCCACATGCGGAAGCCTAGCATCACGAATCCGCACAACGTCAACGAGTACGACTTGAAGGGCTCAGGTTCAATTAACCAGATCGCTTTCAATACGATTCTGTTAAGTCGTGACAAGATGGCAGAGGATGAGTATGCACGGAACAGCACACAGGTGCAGGTCGTCAAGTGTCGTCGCACAGGCATCACAGGATCAGCAGGTTGGTTGTACTATAATGGATTAACTGGTAGACTAGAACGTGGAGAGAAGCCAGAAGTTCATGAAGCAAACAACATTGAGGAGTTCTAATGCAGTGCGTGTGGGATATTGAGACCAACGGCCTCAAGCCAACGAAGATATGGTGCCTATGTGCTATCAAGGGTGACAATATGTACACGCTTGAGAACCCAACGAAAGAGATGGTTGAAGAACTATTCTCTGACGTGACGGTGCACATCGGTCACAACTTGATTGGTTATGATATCCCTGCGGTTGAGCGACTCTTGAACGTGTCGATAAAAGGTGAAATCATCGACACATTGGTGATGTCACGTTTATACAATCCACAATTAGAGGGAGGACATTCACTGGCCGCATGGGGCGAGCGTCTGAACTTTCCAAAAGGAGACTATTATGATTGGTCTGCGCTTACGCCAGAAATGGTGGAGTATTGTAAGCAAGACGTTAGCGTTACTCAACGACTATACGAGAAACTCAGTGGGCTTCTTAGTGAGTTTGGAGATAACAGCATTACTCTTGAGCACTCAGTACAGTGTGCAATTACACAGCAAATCCAGAACGGTTGGCTCTTAGATGAGCGTAAGGCTACTGACTTAGTAGCAGAACTAAAGGAGAAACAATATGATCTTGAAGAAGCCGTACATGAAAAATTTCGTCCGCTACCTACGTTCATTAAAGAGATCGTACCTAAGTACAAGAAAGATGGTTCGCTTTCTTCAGTGGGACTCAAATTCTTGGGCGACAACTGGACGCAGGTAGATGGTGCCTTCTCTCGCATTGACTGGCCTGAGTTCAACCTAGGATCTCGACAGCAGATCGGGAGGTATCTTCGGCTCTTTGGTTGGAAACCAGAGAAGTTTACGGAGACTGGTCAGGCTATTGTCGACGAGAAGACACTGGAGACTGTTACTGACATTCCTGAGGCTCAGCTTATTGCGGAGTATCTCATGGTTGGTAAGAGGATCGCACAAGTCCAATCGTGGCTTGACTCAGTCGAGGATGACGGTCGAGTACATGGGCAAGTCAACGCAATCGGAGCAGTCACAGGACGTATGACACACAGCAAGCCTAACATGGCTCAAGTTCCTGCCGTAGGAGCCCCCTATGGCTACGAGTGCCGTGCGTGTTGGATTGTGCCAGAAGGTCACAAGCTAGTCGGTGTGGATGCGTCAGGGCTAGAGCTTAGGATGCTTGCCTCATTCATGAACGACAAGGAGTATACTAATGAAATCCTCAACGGAGATATTCATACAACAAACCAAGTCAATGCAGGGCTGTCTACACGAGCTCAGGCAAAGACATTTATATACGCCTTCCTATACGGAGCAGGAGACGCCAAGATCGGTTCTATTGTGGATGGAAGTCAGAGAACTGGAGCGCAACTTAGACAACGCTTTCTCGAAAATACTCCCGCACTTGCAGAGCTTAGAGAAAGAGTCTCAATTGCCTCACAGCGAGGCTACCTCAGAGGACTGGACGGACGATGCCTTCACATCAGAAGTGAACATTCTGCCCTGAATACACTCCTTCAGTCTGCCGGGGCAGTCGTCATGAAGAAAGCTCTAGCGATCTTCACAGAGTATGCTCCTAAGTGGAATCTGACGTACAAGCTCTTGGGGTCAATCCACGATGAATACCAGATAGAGGCTCCTGAGTCTCAAGCTGACAAGGTTGGCTGGTTGATGGTTGAGTCCATCAAAGCCGCTGGCGTACAGCTTGACCTTAAGTGTCCACTGGACGGTGAATTTAAAGTTGGAAATAACTGGGCAGAGACCCATTAAGATGTTATACTGTTAGTATAGTAAGGAGAACGATATGACTCAGAATATTTATACAGTAGAAGACTTTGAAGAGCGTTTGTCAGAGCTCACCATTGGAACTGATGATGTACAGCAACTCATGGAGTTTGTCCGTCGGCTTGACCAACGGTACAACTGGCAATCTAAGCGGTGCAATGTAGCGGCTAATCTTCTAGGTCATGATTTAATTAATGAATGTATGCAGGATGAAGATTAATGGATAAATCAATTTACACACTGGTAGACGATATCTACGCCCTGATGGAGAACCGTAATACTCCTAAGGACGTAGACGTTGATGCGGAAATTGAACGCTTTGGTGAGGCCATGAAGAGCCTCATGAAGAAAGAGTTCAAGCCATCCATGCGTGATGGTCGCAAGCTCCGC